CGTGCGCGATCAGCAAGGCGGAGATATTCGAGCGCCAGGTTACCACGCTCGTCATCCAGTCCACCTCTAAGGCCGGCGATGCTGAACGACTGGCAGGGGGTGCCTCCGACAAGAAGGTCAATTGCTCCATAATCATCGGCTCCAATCGTGGTGAAATCGCCATGCAATGGCGTGTCAGGATAGTGGTGGGCAAGCACCGCGCGAGGTGCGGCATCCACCTCCGAATAGGCCACCGCCCTCCAGCCTAGCGGCTTCCATGCTACGGTAGATGCGGAGATGCCCGCGCACACATCAAGATAGGTCAGCAAGGTTCATGCCGCCTTTTCAGGCATCGGCAGGCCAACCGGCTCCGCCTCACAAAGCCAGTAAATCAGGCGGTCAAACTGCCAGGCATGAAATTCGGCGTCCCTCGCGGCCCTCGCGGCCCTCGCGGCCCACGCGTCCCACGCGGCCCACGCGTCCCTCGCGGCCCACGCGGCCCACGCGGCCCTCGCGGCCCACGCGGCCCACGCGGCCCTCGCGTCCCTCGCGGCCCTCGCGGCCCACGCGGCCCACGCGGCCGCCTGCCATTCTTCCTCTGTGTTCAGCCCGACAAGCCATTTGTCTGTGGCCATGATGCAATCACGCACACGACTATCATCCGGTGCCGCTTCCTCGAAAATGTGGAGCACACGCTTGGCGTTGTCGTTCAGGTATCCGGTGAGTCGCTTGGCGAGGCTCTCATCATCCATCGCGATAGCGGAAGCGATCCAGATAACATCATCGTAAGTGCATCCGAGATCGCGAGCCTTGGCCGCGCTGATTTTCCCGCGTTTAGGTAAAACGCCTGCGAGGCGCTCCATAGCGCCATCACATGGCTTTGTCGCGACGACTTGAGCGAGCGAAAGCTCGTAAGGGAATGTCATGGTGTCAGCTCCATTTGAGGTGGTGGGAGGCATAGCCTCCCGGTGTGATTATCCGTGGAAAATCGGTTCCGAGCCGGTGGCAGGATAGAACGCGGAGCCGTTGACCACGTGCACGCGGTAGAAATCGCGCACTCGCTCCGCCGCCCACCGGATCACCCAATCAAGGCCCATTGCGGAGTTGATGATCCGCTCACCGCCATCACGAAGGGAAACGATATAGAACAAGCCGCCTCCAGCGTGGCGGAGAACCTCAAGGCCAAGTCCGAGATTGGAAAGGCGCTTGTTGATTTCTGCGATGGTGATCATGTGTCAGCTCCCTTGTGGAGTTAGGCGGAGATAATGCGCGTGACGCGGTTGGCATCGCCGCCGGGGAAGTAGAAGCCGCTCCCATCGCTCATGCGAGTGCCCGCCGCGATCTGGCAAGGCTTGCCGATCAGGTCGGGATAGCGGCCCTTTAGCTCTGCGATCCGCGCGGTGAGAGCCGGGAGGCTGTCAACAATCCCGAAGAACCCGTCAACGTGGAAGTGATATGCTTTCATCGGTTCAGCTCCTTTGATGGAGCATCATTGCCACATTATTATGTGGCGCGCAAGCCTATTTAATCACCTCGCCGCCAATGACTGGATGGTGCAAAATGGCGCATCGGCAGTTAATAATTTCGCGAGCCGGGCCTTTAGGGTCGCCGGGAAATTCCAGCATCACGCCGCCCACCTCAAAGCTCTCATTCAGCCCTACTTCTTGGCCATCTGCCTCCGCGTGACTTTCGCGCGTGCGGTGATCCTCCGCCGCGAGCCACTCCTTGACCATGGTGAGGCCAGTGGATCGCGCTGCGGTATCTGCTCCAATCACCGATGCCGTGTGCACCTCCGTGCGCGCGATGCGAGCCGCCTGCCAAGGTGCAAGGTGGCGCGCCTTTGCCTTGATCATGTCGCGGAGCATTGCCTCGCTCAATCCTTGCGGAAGGGTGTCAAGAATTAGCTGGCGCACTTGGAGGATTTGCCCCGCTGAAATCGTAACGGCTTTTTCAACCCCCCAATAGGCGATCCACCGGCCTATTTCCTGATAGAAGCGATCACCCTCTAGTTTTTGCTCTATTCCCGGATCATCCCGGCCGCGCACCGGGCCGGTGCCAGGCACAAGCCCCGCATAGTAACTCTTGGGCAGATTGGCGGAGATGCGCTCCAATGTGCGGCCTCCAAAGATCAGTGCGGTTTGGAGAAGTCGCTTTTTGAGGATCGCCTCCAAATCCCCATTGCGCTCGCGGAACACCTCAAGCGCCATATCCGGTGATGCGATGGTGTAGCGATCGGCAACGGCCAGATAGCACGTCAAGAGGTGCGCCTTAATCTCGCGCTCCGCGAGAGCCTCTTGCCGCACAAGGAGCCGGTTTTGCTTGAGGAGCTCGCGTTGCCGCCGGGTGCTCACCGAACCTCTCCCTTGTCGAGAGAGCGCGAGGCCGCGTGCATGATCCCGATGTGATCCGGCTTGAACTTGAGCGAGGCGCGCACAGTCTTGCCAGAGCGATGGCCGCCCATCTCCACGCTCACCCGGCCCACCGTCACACCGTGGAGGCGCACCTCATCACGCATTGGGATCAACCGGCTCCGGGCCGCCCGGCTGAAAACCGGCCTCCTCCAAGGGCATCATCGCGCCGCCCACCAAGATGGTGCCGCCGGGCGTTGAGGCTGCCTTGTAAGGGCCATAACCGACTGCCTCGCGCTTCTCATCGGTGGTGATGAAATCGGCCTTTTGTACGCGATCCCAAATGGCGGTGCGGCGCGGCGAAAGCGCATCAACCGCATCCATATCATAGCCGATCCGGAGCCCCTCATAGGTGGGCTGCACCCAATTGGAGATGGCCTCACAAACCTTGTCCACCAAGGGCAAAACGGTTTCCTCATAGAGGGCCGCGCGAGCCTCTTGATAATTGGAATATGTGTTATCGCCGGGGATGCCCAAGAGCATCGGCGGCACCCCGAAGGCGAGGGCAATCTCTCGCGCGGCCTCGCGCTTGCCTGCCACAAATTCCAAATCCTTCGGGCTCATCCCCATGGCCTCCCACTTGAGGCCGCCCTCCAGAATAAGCGGTTTGCCAGCATTGGCCGGTCCGGTGTGCTTCTCCGAAAACTGCGATTTCAGCCGGGAGAATTGCTCATCGGTGAGGGTGCCATCGCTATCCTCTCCACCGCCAAAGACAAGCGCCCCGGAGGGTGCGGCGGAGTTGTCCAAGAGCGCCTTGTTATAACCACCGGCCGCGTTGTGCACGTCAATGGCGAAGGCGGCCGCCTCCACCGGGCTCATGCCGCTCCAATCATCTAGCGGGTGGAATTCCTTGATGTGCAGGATCGGCATTTGCTGGCCCGGAAGGAGGTCCACATCAAAGCGATGCTTGGCGGTGCCGTCCACCGAATACTCCCACGCCATGGGATATCCGCGCCGCCCGGCGATGGCCTTCATGCGATCCGGCCGGAGGGCGTAGAGCTCGCGGATTTCGCCATCCAACTCCACCGCCTCCACGTAACCATCACCGGCGAGCTTGAAATAAGAGATCAGCGCATCCACTAGCTCCGGCCCGGACTGCCACGGATTGGGCCGCGATAGCACCTTGAGGAAAGGATGTTCCGAGAGCTCCTTATCTCCCTCATAGGCCAAGAGCCGCACCGCCGCCGCGCTCTCCGCGATCATGCGGATGCAACGATAGGCGATCACGTTTTGGGTGTAACCCTCCTTGGCAAAGGCCCGATAATTGCGCGAGCTCCAGACGGGTTGCCCCACCCGGCGCATCGCGATCATCGGCCCCACCGCACTATCCTTGCGGCCAAGAAGTGCCCGGCCAACGCGATCCATCCATCCCATGCTCAAAGTCTCCTAACGCCAGGCTCGCGCTTGCTCTTACCGGAAAGCTCCGTGATCGCCCACACCAAAGCATCCGCCCTATCCGGTGAGCCCTCTCCGATGAAGCCCTTGGAGGTCATGGCGCACATTTGATCCTCCAAATCCGGGTGGGTGCCCACGTGGCTGATCTTGCCCTCCTCATAGAGGGCGGAGATCGGCTCCGCGCGAGCGATCTTGCCACGGCTCGCCCGCACCTCCTTGAAGGGCACGGAGGCATCCACGCTCTTGATCACGTGGCGCACCATCGCGCCGCCGAAATTCACCTCCGCCACGATGCGATCCGCGTTCCACTCGCGATAGGCGTCCACCGCGCGGCGGCCCCACCCGGCGGGCGAGAGGTTGCACGAATGATCCGCGAGCACATACCACCGGCCATCCACGCCAAGGCCAGCCACCACGATCCCCACATCATCGGCCGTGCTGTCCGATCCGCCGGAGGTGCCGGAGGGGTCCACCGCCACCACCACGCGCATAAGGTCAGGCACCCGGCCCATGGCGATCCGGTGAGCATCAAGGCCCTCCAGCGTCCAAAGAGCGCCCTCCGTGTCCTCGCTCCACTCGCCATCGCGGAAACGCTTGCGCTTGGCCGCGCTCATGCGGTTGAGCACGTCAAAGTAATCGCTGGAGATATTCTCCCGGTTGTCATCGGGATTGATCTTCATCTCCGCGAGCTCATCGGGATCATCCCACGGCTCGCGCGTGCCCGGTTTCAGCTTCTTGACGAATAGATGATAGGTCCAATGGAGCTTGGTGGTGGGGTTGCAGTCGAAATAGGCGCGGAGCCGGAGCGGGCTCTTTTCAGCCAAGCGTGAGAGCGCCGTCTCCACGGAGCTCCATGGAATTTGCGTGCATTCGTTGAAATATACGGTGGAGAACTCCATGCCCAAAATCTTATCCACGCGATCCGCATCATCCAGGCCGGCGGCCATGATCACGGAGCCATTGGGCAAGGTGATGGTGAGATCGGAGATGCTCTCCTTGAACGGCACGCCGGGGAAGCACTTGACCATCACATCCTTGAGCGTTTTCCACACGGTGCCCTTGATGGCGTTCCGGCGGAGACGAAAGATGCAATGATTGGTGCCCGGCGCGCGGATCGCGCGGGTGGCCACGGCGCGGCAAAGGAGGAACGTCTTGCCGGATCGCGAGCCCCCACGGAGGAGGGCCATGCGGTGCCGGGCGATGAGCTTATTTGCCCGGCGCTGCGCCTTGGTGAGCACCACGGCCATGGGAGAGCCTAGAGCTCCGCATCATCGGCGGAGATGCTCACGTTGATGGTGCCGGCTCCGAAATCGTGCTCCATGCCGTCGCGCACGCGGTGCACCGCGCCAAGGAGCCACCGGAGTTGAGCCGCGCCCTCGCGATAGGCGGCATCCGGGGAAACCTTCTCCGGCACCTCCTCACCCATCGCGATCTTGTGGGCACGGCGGAGGAGCTCGCTCTTGCGCGAGGCCAAGGCCGCATCCAGCTCCGCGCGATAGTGGCGATCCAGGGTGTCCACCGAATAGCCGCCGCCATAGGTGGCGTTGAGCACGCGCGAGATTTCCTCTTGCGGCATCCCATAGCCGGAGAGCTCGCGGATCAGCGTTGCCGCCTCCTCGCTCCGCTCATGCGGCACGTTGCCTTGGCTTCCCTTGGGTGCGCCGCGCGCGTCGTCAGTGTGAGGATGATCGCCCATGCCGGGAGATATACGATGATGGGGCGCTATCTGCAATCGTGGCTGGAGGCGGTCACAGGAACGTGTGCCAAGGGGAGCTGTTGAGGGCGAGATAGGGCGCTGTTTCCATCGCAATCAGTGCATATCCCGCCGCGACAGGGTGCAGGAAGTCCGCCCCGCAATAGCTGGCGCTGGCCCATATCGTTTCGTCTGCCGGATCGGAGACCGCTATATTCGGGTCAAGATAGCCGTCAGACCCGGCGATGAGGCCATGACGAACGTTGTAATTGTGCTCAACGATTTGAGCCGCGAAGCCAACCGGCACGTTATAGGCGGTCGATCCGCGCGGGGTGACGGTGCAGACAATGACATAGCAGGGCAGCGTAGGATTGGCTGCTGCCCATGCGGCGCGATAGGCGACGATCTCCGCCTCAATGTCTGCCTTAAGCTGCGCAGCGGTGCGGCTATTGCCTAGATCGTTGGTCCCCATCTGTATGATGAGGTGGTTGAAATATGGGTAACTCGCGCGGCGCTTGGCGCCCCCGGCACCAGACGAAGACCGCATACCCGTCATCTGCGCGGACGGGCGGCTGAGAAGGCGCAACGGGACCGTGCGTCCAGCGGCCACTTGCGCCTTATATTGCGCGCGCCGCATCCAAGCGCCGCCCTGCACGGTGCGGCCCTCGACGCCGACCGCGCCGCCATCGCCATCGGACGTTTCGCCGTTTGACGATATGATGCTGTCACCGATGGCCCCGAATGTCGGGTACAGGTGGACGCCATAGCCTATCGTGATCGGGCAGAGCAATGAGCCGGTGCCGGTTGACAGGCCGGTCGTGTCGAACGTTACCGTCGAGCCAGCCTTGCGCCCCACTGCCGACGCCGCGCCCTGCGACGAATAGATGAGCGTCTGCGGCCCGGTGTTCTGGCCAGACGTGGGGACGGTCGCCTTCTTGTCGAGATAGAGCGTCGTGCCTGCCGGGATAGCGCCGGTATATTCAAGTATCTGGTAAGCACCCTCGAAGGCAGGGACCGCGACCGGCGACGGGGAAATGGCAAGCTGCGTCGAGGCGTTGGACAGCTTATGCTCGATGTTGACCACGTTCGTGATGGTGGTGTCCACGCCGCCGCTGCTCCCCCCGACAAAGAAAGTCTGCTCCAGCGAACGGACCGCTTCAAGATCAATGTTCGGGATGTCGCGCTTGCGGGTGACAACCTGAACGCTACTTGCGTTCGAGCTCTGCGCGGCAAAGCCGGTGTCGTTATATGCGTCAATGATCTGCCATGACTTTACCGGCGCGGATCGGCGTGCGCGCCAATATTTGTAGCCGTAGCCATAACCATAGCCGCTCATTAGGCAATCGCGATCAATTTCAGGCCCGCCGCGACCGGGAAGTCACGCCACCCATCATCGGCATAGATCGGCGTGGTGAGCCCGGAGCCATTGGGGTTTGCTCCAATCTCAACCTTGCAATCGGTCGACGTCCGCACCGCGATTGACCGCGTGGAAGCGTTGAACGCGCTGGACGCCGCTCCGCCAATAGAGAGGGTTTGGCGAGCATGGGCGAGGCCGCGAAGCCCTTTGCGGCCGCCAGGGTTTTCCTCAAGCTCAATTTCATTCGCCATGTTTGCCTCCGCCGGTGAGCCCCTCGCTTACACCGGATTAACCACCCCTCGCAACATCCCGGAAAGGTCAGTGTGCGATGAAGGCGGCGGAGGTGTTTCATGAGCTATGCAGAGCGCGCCTATTTTGAGCGCGATCATTGCCATCATTGCGCGGCGCGGGAGGATTTGCTCCGGCTGGAGCGCAAGCGCACGGAGGCCCGGCGCTCCCCATCGGTGCGGGTGAAGCCATAGGAATCAATGAACGTGGCGAGCGGCCACTCCACGCCATCGGCCCGGATCGTGAGCCCGGCGCTCATGGCTTGAGGCTCCCCTTGGCGATCATCTCCAGCACGTGGCGCGCGGCCTTCACCGCATCGGGATTGCTGATTTCACCGGGCGGCACCGGAGCCGCCTCCGCCATGGCCAGCACGGCCGCCGCCGCGCCGCGCACGAAAGCGGCCTCCTCCCAATCCTTGAGCTTGCGGGTGATCGTGGCGGAGTGCCACCGTTGCGTGCGGCCGTTGGCAAAGACGATCCAGCGCGCGCGTGCGCGGAGGCTCTCATCCGCACCCACGATCTGGCCAATGTCGATCCCCTGCCCATCCATGGAGAAGCGGATCACGATAGAGTCAATGCCGATGGGATCGGGCTCGCGATAGAAGCGATCCCCAATCATGCCGTGGCCTCGCGGTGCTCGCGGTCGCAATCCCGGCACCCACCGGCCAGCGGCTCACCGTGAGGGCATTGGCGAGGCGCGGGGATCGCGGTGAAAAACCTCTCACCCTTTGGCGAGGGCTTTGCCGTATCCCACACAAAGCCGAGCTCTTTTGCCAGCGCCTTCCACGCCTCGTTTGCGTTTTCTTGGGGGGAGCGAGGTGCGCCGCATTGAAGGGCTATCATCGCAACCGGGCGGCAAGCACTCAAGAGCCTATCCAATTGCTCTTGCGTCATCTCAAATTCAATCATCGTTTCAGCTCCCGTTGAGGAGCTCTTGGGCTATCACAAGATAATGTGCCACTCAAGACGCAAAAAGGGCGGAGCCCGAAAACCCCGCCCTCCTTTCGGGAAGCGGCCGCCTTACGCCGGGAGCTTGACGTTGATGTGATTGGCGATGGCCTCAATCTGGCGAAACGCCTTGAGCACCTCGCCGCGCGGATCATAGCCCTCAACCAGCTCCGCCGCGATGAGCTCACCACTACCGGGCATCTCGTCAACCTCCAGCTTATCCACACGCTCCGTGAGCGTCTCGAAATCGGAAAGAGGAGCGGCCTTGGCCACCAGCGAGCGGAGCTCATCCATCGTCTCGCCATCCTTGAGGAGCTTTTCCAAATCATCCACCCGGCTGATAAGGAGGTCCATGCCCTCCACCGTCACCTTGACCGGCTCGCCATTGGCCGCGCCCTCAAGGTAGGGCATCACTTTCTCCAGCATCGCCTTGATGCCGCCGATTTCAGTTTCCAGCGCCTCCAGGCGCTCCGCTTGCGTTGCCATGTTTCGCTCCTTTGCTTGTGATTGGCGGCCGCACTATGCCACAATCTTTTGTGCGATCAAGCCTTCCACTCGCCGGTGTAGAGCGCCACCACCGGATGGCACTTGCCCACGATCTGGAGGATGATGGGTGCACCGTTGGCGATGGCCTCGCGCTCCTCCGGCGAGGGCACCCACGCGGAGCGCATCACGTTGCCCCATATCGGATCATGCACATCCGAAATCTGGAGCTCCAAGCAATCCTCCTCCAGCGTGCCCACCGGGCGGCCAAGCTCGCGGGTGCAAGGTTCAATATTCGTCGGCATCATCGGCCCACTCCTCAATTTCTTGCCACTTGGCATCCCAATCCGGCGCGCGGCGGTGCGGTGGGATCATCTCCTCCAGTTGCTCGCGGAGCACGGCCGCAAGATCGGCGGCGCACACATCATCCCTCATCGCGCCACCGCCCTTTGATCCATTTGCCGGTGAGCACACCAAGGGGAAACGATAGCGCCACCCATGCGGCCGCGATCCACTCCCACATCACTCCGCCTCCGCACGATAGGCGATCACGTCAAAGGCGGATGATGGGCCGGTGGTGAGGGTCCATCGCGTGGTTTGCGCGGCCCACGTCTCCTTGGGCTCCGATCCGTTACGGAGGCGCACATAGACGCGCGCCCTCTTGCGATCCAGCGAGCGGGGGATGCGCCCGGTGTTTTCCCTCCATCGCGGCGCGGCCATCACGCGGGCTCGCTGCCAAAGGGTGGATCACCCACGTGCTCCCGGATCATGGAGGGCACCGGAGCGGTGAGCGTGCGATCCACCGGCGTGATCCTCATCGCGCCCACACCCTTGGCTAGGCATTGCACGATGCTCTCGCCATAGAAGCGGCGATCCTGCCATTGGGTCCATGCACCATTGCACACGATGGCCATCCGCTTGGCAATGCTCACCTCCTCCGGATCATCGCAAAGGATCGTTACGCTGTCGCCCTCGCCAAGGCGGAGCTCCTCCAGATAGCGGATCGCCGCGTGATCCGGATGCTCCGCGAGGTTGACGGGCTCGCGCTGGAGCTTGCCTTGCTCCGCCCGGCGCAACGCCTCCACATCGGCAAGCCGCCGCTTGAGATCGCCATGCCGCGCGGCCCAATCCTTAATCGCGCGAGCGCGCCTCCGGTTGATCCACACCAGCACACCGATCACCAGCACCGCCACCGGCAAGGCCACCAAGGCCAGCACGCCCGCGAGTGTGAGCAAGTCCACAATCCGATCAGCCACGAAACATCTCCTTGATCGCGCCCTTGAGCTGGAGCCATTGCACGCGGAGGCGCGTCCGCATGATGGCTATCCGCACCGTGAGATCACACGCGCGGCAATTCTCGAAATTCAGGCCCTTGCGGCAATGGCACACCGGGCATACCGGCTCCTTGCGGGCACACGTCGCGCATCGGCTGGGGCCATGCTCCCGCGTCCGCTTCCCGCAATCCTTGCACATCGGCCGCGCCCACGCGGGCTCACGCTTTGCCATGAAACCGCCCCCTTGCGTCAATAACGGTTTGAGCCACGGCCACGCTTGAGGCGCTTGTTCTCGTGCTTCACGTCCTCGCGTCCGCCGATATACACTTCGTCGATTTCAACGATCCCAGCCAGCTCGGACGGGTCGTTGCCGCAGGCTTCGCGGAGCCGTCCGAGCATGAACCATGCGGTCTTTTGCGTGACGCCGATCTGCTTCGCCAGTTGCAGGCTGCTGATACCCTTCCGGGCCGTAACGAGCAGATACATGGCATAAAGCCATTTGTTGAGCGGCACCTTCGACTTCTCGAAGATGGTGCCGGTGCGGACGGTGAACTCTTCCAGGCAGGCGTTGCAGCGATAGAACCCGCCCCGCTTCGTGTAGATGCGCTTCGCTTCGTCGCACACCGGGCAGACGGCCCCGCCGGGCCAGCGCTGCGCCTCAAGATAGGCGCGAGCACTCTCCGCGTCGGGGAACATTTGGAACAGCTCGAAAGTGCTGATCGTGGAGCGGCTCATTCCTCGCCCTCCGACAGCACCGCGACCAGCGCCTCATACGCTACGGTCATGCCGGTATCGTCGGTCAGCTCGCCGAAATCGATTTCGTCGATTGCGGAGAGCGCGATCTGCGCTGCGCGGCGCAAGGGATCATCGGAGAGGCCGTCGCGCTGGTTGAGCCAGCGAGTGAAGCGGTTGCGGTTCGGGTGGCTGACCATTGCTCAGCCTCCCTCAGCGGCGCAGCAGGGTGGCATCGCCACCGGCGCGGGCCAGTTCGGCACGATAGCGGCGGTCGCTGTTATATTCGGCGACCAGTTCTTCCTGCGTGGCGAAGACAGTCTTCGGCGCGTCCTTGAACTCGCAGTCTACGCCGACGATCTGATAATCGCCGAGAGCGGGGTTGCGGGGCATATGATCGGCGAGCTTGATCTTGAGCTTCGCCTTCCCGCGAATGGTCACTTCCTCGACAACGGTCCCGATGACCTTGCCCAGATTGACGACTTCCCGACCGATATTCGACATTTTCATTCTCCGCCCCCGTTTCGGCGAGGCGCCCGGCGGAAGCATTCCGCTTCCGATGCAACCCTTCTAAGCCCGATCAAATCGGGTGTCAAGTATATAATTCCCTTTCCTTGTCACCCATTGCCCATTCCTTTTTCGCCATTGAAAACCTCCATCCCTGCCACGAGCCCGGCGGCAAGATCGCCCACCGATCCACTCGATTTCGCACGCGCCGGAGCCTCCTCCGCGCGTTTGTCCCGCTCATCCCGCCAAGAGAGGGTTTCCCCCATCATTTCTTGGGCATCGGCTTCCACGGCTTCCTTGGTGCGATAGACGCGCTCCCCGTTGAGGCGGATCACGATGGAGCCTTGGGTTTGCGCCACCTTGGCGTGGTGATCCGGGAGGGCTTGGAGCTCCTCGTGGGAAAGGGTGCGATCCCTGCACTTGCGGATGGTTTCCTCAAAGAGGCGTTGCCGCCGGTCTCGTGTGAGGCGTTGCGCCCGCGTGTGCGCGAGGCGTTCCGGAGCGGTGAAGCTCTCCGCGATCTTAAGGAGCTCCGCCGGTGCGGGGAGCCACTCCATGGTGCGGATGGCCGTCTGCACGGCATGGGTGAGGGCTGCCTTGGGCTGATCAGCGAGAGCGAGGCGATAGGCTCCGAGCTTGATCTTTCCAGCCTCAATGCCGGTGCGGGGAGCCTTGAGCGATCCAGCGAGGAAAGCGATCATCTCCCGGAGCTCATCGGCGGTGACGATGGGAAGGGCAGGGGGAGGTGAAGCGGCAAAGCGAGCGATGGCGTGGAACTGCTCATCGGACAAATCGGCCTCGCTCTCCCATTTCGTCAAGAGTGGCATCAAGGAGGCCATTTCCTGATCCCCAGCCATCGCGATTTCCGTTCCCATTTGGCTTGCTCCATTTTTCCGCGTTTCCGATCCATGTCCGGAAAGCCGCTTGCCAGTCAGCCATGAGCGAGCCTTTGGCGAGGTGGTAGTTTCGGAAGGCGTCCAGCTCATGCGCCAATCGAGATGAGTGCCATGAGGCAGCTATTTCGGCGGCCTTACCGGTCAGCTCCGGCTTGAAATTTTTGGGTAGGGCAGAGCGTTTCTTGGTCTCGCGCGCGTCCCCGGTTCCATCCAGGTTCATCCCGGTTCCTATATCCCGGTTCCGTATCCCGTTTTTGGGACCGCTTAGTCGTCCCGTTTTTGGGACCGCTTCCGGGAAAAACGGGACCGCTTCATGGGAATTTTGGGACCGCTTGAGGTGTCCCGTTTTTGGGACCGCTTCCCCGTCATAGGCAAACCGCCACACCTTAACGCCTCCGGTTGATCCCATGCGAATGCCACTGTCGATGATGAGCCCTTGCTCTTGGAGGCGCTCCAGTGATTTCAGCACGGTTTTGCGGTCAAGGCTGGAGAACTCGACAAGCCACGCCGTGGATGGGTAGGCCACGCGGCTCTCCGTATTGTGGCGCTCCGCGAGGGCCAGCAAGATCAGCTTATCCGCCGCCTTCTCGCATTTTTGATCAGAGGCCCATGCGAGCGCCTTCCAACTCATTCTCCGAACTCCGCCGCCATCTCCGCGCGGAGCCGCCGAACTACGCGGCCAGCCGATCCGAGCTGATGATTTGTGCAATATCCAAATTCAACGGCATGGCGGAGCACGCCCACCATAAACGGAAAAGCGGGGTGCGTCGGCTTCATGGCGCGCACCGCCCAATGGAGGGTGGCAATCTCCGTTGAAGCATCTTCGGGAGTGGGTTGCCCGATGTTGTAGAGTTGCACATCGGGATTGGTGCCGGTAAAGGCGTTCATGTCGCGGCCTCCCTATAAGGCTGTTGATCGGGTGGGTTGATCCTCCAGCCACGTTGGATCGCCCACCCACCCCTCCTAAGCTCCATTTTTCGCATCCGCAAGCGGAGCGCGCCAAGAGCGGCCAGGCGCGCTTGATGGCGATGCCTGATCTTCTCCCCTCCTTGAAAACGCGCGAGCCGGGAGCTCTCCGCGAGCGATCATGCGGCGGCGGATGTGTGCCACCAGTTCCGGCGTGATGCCCTCATGAGGTGCGGCCGCATAGGCGGCCACCCGGTGATCCTCGCGGAGGATCGGCACCGCACGCTTGATCGCGTGATAGGTGTCCAATGCAATTTGGGCCTTGTCGCCAAATGGCAGGGTGATAGTGATCATCTCGCTCAAGGGGTTCCTCCTTGTGTGTGCGGTTTCAGCTCCCGCGCTTTGGGCCGGGTCTTTCGGGGAGGATGCTCCGTGAGGCCCGGCCCTTCTCTTTGCTCCAACGCCCATTTTCAGCTCCGAAGGATTGATCAGCCGCAAGGCGGCAAGAATGGATTGGCTGCGCGCCAAGGCGGCACGATCTTGAGGGTGTGGAGATAGTGATCAAGGATGCCGATGGCCTCCGCCTCATCATGGGTGAGAGGGTCCATCCCAAAGTGGCGGCACCGCTCCACGGCCATGCGCTTCACGCGATCCGATCCCACGCCATGCGCCTCCTTGCCGATGAAGGTTGAGCGCCAGCTCCGGGCACCGATGATGGAAAACGGAATGCCCTTTACGTGGCAGATGCTTTCCGCATGGGCGGCCATTCCATAGAGGCCAATGAGCTTTTCCACTTTGTCCGATGGCGTTTTGATCGGTTGCTCATAGCCCAAGCCAGTGATGGGCCTTTCACGATGTATCGCGCCGATTTCTCGATGCAATCCAACGAATGCGAGAGCGCGATACTTGATGCCTTCGCATAGCTGCCACGTCCCTGATTTTGGGAGCGCATCGCCCTCATCCCACACGGCAAAGCCGGTGGATGAGAGGCTTTGATCAAGTGCGAGGAAACGCCTCACCGTTCCCACCTTTCCAAGGCGCGCTCCTCGCGGAGGGCGTCGGCACGATCATCCTCCGCCGCCTCACGTTCTGCCCGGCCCTCCTCCGTCTCATGCCAGCCCCGGCCGGAGCAAGAGGCGCACCCGTTGCCGTAGCACCGGGCGCAATCCTCCTTGTGGCAATCTTGGACGCGGAGCGGCCTCACGCCTTCGCCTTGTCGGTTGCGGCGGTTTCCCGCATCGCATTGGCGGCCACGGAGCCGCCCTCTAGCTCGCTCACCGGCGCATCCTTGAGCGGGATCATGAGGCCGGGCACGCCCTCCGCGAGGTCCACAAGATCGCGGCGCACGCCGATCCCAAGCGGCCCCATGAGGCCAAAGAGCGAGCGGAGATAATCACTTTGCGTCTCATCGCTCATTTGCGAGATCGCGCGGGCATCCTTGCCCGCCTTCTTGTTGACGTGGCACGCCTCCTCAACGCGCTTCCATTCGGCGGAGAGGTCGCCGTTGAGCTTGGCGCGCTTCTCCGCGTTCGCGTTGATGCCCTTGATGATCTTGGCGGCCGCCTCAAAGTCTGGAGCGGGCGGGCCATTGTCGCCCGGCTTGCCCTTGGTTTCGGGCGGGCTCGCGGGCTTGGTTTCCGGTGCGCTCACCGGCTTGGTTTCGGGTGCGGTTTCATTCGCCATCGGGTTTCTCCTTGCTGGCCTTGGAGGTGAGGATCAAATCGGCCGCCTTGTCGGCACCGGCGCGATAGGCTTCCTCAAAGCAATCCATCACGGCGGCCAGAATGTCCGCTTTGGATCGCGTCTCATAATGGCGGAGGCTGGAGCCCGCCGCCTTCATGATCTTTTCCGCGTGCTCGCGCACCCGGTCGGCAATGTCTGCCATCAAGCGCGCTCCGCCCGGATCGCATCGGCGGCCTTGCAAAGGGCCTCCAGCGTTTTCCAACGCGGGCTCCAATCGGAGCTCTCCACATTGGCCAGGGTGTTAGGGTGCACCTCCGCGCGCCGGGCGAGCTCCGCCTTGGTGATCGCGCTCCGAGTGATTGCATCGCGCACCTCATCCGGGTGGCGCGGCTTCTTGTCATCCATGATGTGGCTCCGCTTGATATTGGAGCGGCATCATTGCCTCACATTTTTGTGTTGCACAAGTCCCAATGTGCTGGCAAGGATGGGCCTCAACATAGGGAGCTGAAACCCAATGAGCACATACCATGAGCGCGCCGCGCGGATCGTGGATCGCGTGATGCCGCGCCACCCCACTCCGCATGGCTTCTATGATCCCCACGGTTTCGTGGCCGCGTGCCGATATTCCGGCGAGCGCAAGCGCCTCTATTGGCGCACCTATGCCCGGCTCTGCGCCAAGGCGGAGGGCGGCAAGCCCTACATCACGATCCCCAAGAATTGTGAGCACCTTTGGGGGCCGGGCGATGCCATGTTTGACGTGGCGCGCGAGCTGGAGGCGGCGCAATGATCTATCCCGGCTTCATCATGGCCAAGATCGAGGAGTGGGCGCGCAAAGAGCCGCCCTCCACGGAGCGGATCACGGTGGATGGCCACCAGTGCAACGGCTCCTATGGGGTCCATCAAGCGCGAGTGCAGCTCGCGGGCGATCCCACCACCTATAGGCTCATCATCGCTCCGGCGGATGCGCCCATCACCATCAACGGCCGCCCGATTGGCGAGCACTTCGCCCTCCCGTTGGGAGATCGGTAGTGCAACCTTGGGATTTCATCGCTCGCGCCGTCATTACCGGCGCGGGCATTTTCGCGGTTTGGAGCATCATCCACACCATCCGGGAGGCATGGCCTCGCATCAAGGAGCTCATGGAGGAGCTGGACAATGACACTTGAGGAACAACTCGCGCGGATCGCGGAGGTGCACAATCTCACCTCGCTTGCGATCAATCTCTATCGCCGGGCGGATGGCACATTCTGGATCGGCTCCTATGCCCACGCGGGCGAGGGGATGTGCGGATCGTGCGATAACTCCGCCTCCAGCGCCACCGATGCGATCAAGCTGGCCATCGCCAATCTCAACGCAAGGCGGTTTCCTCCGGCCGGGCCGGAGTTGGATGCGCTGGCACCGATGGGCGATCTTGCGGAAACCGAATAACAGGCCCATAAAAGTTTGGCCGGGCCGCTTGTGGTGAGCGCCCGGCCAGACATAGCGAAAGGACCGCCATGCCGATGAAGGCAGATAATTCAAAGTGCGCTTGTCGCGCAACCTCCGAAATTTGGAAGCCGGTAGCCGGGCATGACGGCTATGAGGTGAGCAGCCTTGGCCGCGTGCGGAGTTTGGATCGCACCATCAAGCGCCGCCCGTCAAATATGCAACCGCGCGGCGCGATAGTGCGCCTCAAGGGGAAATTGATTTCCCCCGGCACCTCCAGCTCCGGTCACTCTCTTGTGATGCTTGGTCGTGGCGCTCCCCGGCTTGTCCATCGCCTTGTGCTTGAGGCGTTCATTGGGCCTTGCCCGGATGGAAAAGAAGCTCTGCATTTCGATGACGTGAAATCTCACAATCACCTTGAAAACTTGAGGTGGGGCACTCGCTCTGAAAACCTCATTGATATGTATCGCAACAAGAGGAGTAAGGCTCATGCGTGATGGTATTTATTTCAATCTTTCCGAAGCGGATTATCTTGCGGAGGATCGCCTTTCCAAATCAGGTATAAAGAAACTTAGAATAAGCCCCGCCGACTATTGGGCCGATAGCCCGATGAATACGGCCAGGAAAGAGCGCGACACGGCGGCGCTCATCGCCGGGAGCGCATACCACTGCGCGCGGCTTGAGCCGGATCGTTTTAGGCGCGTCTATGTCCGAGAGCTTTCCAAAGCCGAGATGCCACCGGGAACGCTTTTCACCGGCACCGAAATGGGCGCTACGCTTGCCGAAATGGGCGAGAAGAAAACCGGCTCCGTGGCAGAGCAAGCCGCGCGGCTTGCCGAGGCTGGATTTGATCCGGCGAAGGTCTGGCACTGCGCGCTTGCCGAGTGGGCCGCCGCGATCCAGCCCGGCCAGATTGCCATATCGGCGGAACTCTATGATGAGATAACGGCCGATATGGCACGCATCCGCTCCGTGCCAGCAATCAACGCCTTGTTGAGCGACGGCGCGGCGGAGGTTTCGGTTTTCTGGACGTGCCAGGAAACCGGCATCCCCATGAAGGCGCGTTTTGACTACCTCAAGCCGGATCGGTGGGTTGAAGTGAAAACCTTTGCCAATCCAAACGGCAAGAACCTGTCGCAGTGCATCACCGATGCAATCCGTTTTAACCGCTATTACATCGACGCGGCCGGCTACATGGAGGCGGCGGAGGCGGTGCGCTCCGGAGCGCTTGCGATCATGGATGAGGCCAGCACGGAGGAGCGTGAGCTCATCGCCGCGATCCAGGCTAGGCCTATCCCGCTTGAATGTGACTTTGTGTTTCAGCAGAAATCGGGGGTTCCAAATTTGCTGGCGTGTCCGTTCCGGTTCTTTGAGAGCCCATCTGATGATGCCATCCGCGATCTTGAGGCGAGCGGTGCCACGGAGGAAAAGTTGGAGCGCGCCCGCAAGATGCAAGCAATGAGCTCACGGCATCGCACGGCGATCCACACCAAGGGCCGGATGGAGATCGCGGCGGCGAAGCGTGAGTTTCTTGTCTATTCCGAGGTGTATCAGCCCGGAGAGCCTTGGGCTCCGATCAGGAACGTGCTGGAAATATCCGACGCATCGTTTTCGCAATATTTCCTTGAGGAGGCGATTTGATGGACGTTGATCTTAGCGCCCTTCTTGAGCCCGGCGTGCATGAGGGTTTTGATTGGGAGCACGCCCCCAAAGTCTCGCTGGCCATTTCGGCAAAGAGGATCGCGGATGCGCTGGAGAAGCTCGCCGCGTGCGCCGATGGCATCCACCCCTCCGCCTTTCGTGTGGTGAGGTGGGATTAAAGCATGGCGCTCCCATCATAGTTTGATATGGTGGGAGCTCCACAAAAGGAGCTGAAAATGTCCCAAGAAATCACCACCGGCGAGCCCGGCCGCGAGCTCGCTCACCAAGAGGAGCGCGGGATCGCGGTCCACCAGCGCCTCCAGCTTCTCCGCGAGGCCCTCACCAATCCGGATGTGCAACCGGAGAAGGCCGTGGCCATGGCGGAGCTCATGTTTAAGCTGGAGGATCGCGATGCGCGCGCCGCCTTCATTGCTGCCAAGGTCCGCGCGATTTCGGAGATGCCGCACATCGGCAAGGATGGGAAAAACACCCACACTGGCAATGCCTATGCCACGTGGGAGCGGATGCAACCGATCATCACGCCGGTGCTCATGCGCCATGGCTTGGTGCTCAATTTCGACATTGGCCACGAAGGGCCGCGCGTCTCCGTGGCACCGATCCTCTCCGGCCACGGATGGGAGGAGCGCGGCTCCGCCATCGTGCTCCCGGCCGATGTGGGCAAGGGACGGAATGACGTGCAAGCGGTGGGCTCATCGGTGAGCTACGGCAAACGCTATGCCGCCATGGCCATGCTCAACCTCATCGCTCGCGGCCTCGCGGAGGATGATGATGGCCAGGCGGGCGGTGGCACCCCGGCCGATCCCTATGACGCCCTCACCGGCGATGAGCGCACGTTGGTGAATGAAGGCCGCCAGCGCGCCGCCGATGGGCTGGATACCTATGCCGAATGGTTCAAGGGCCTCCCGGCGGATCAGCGCGGTTTCCTCGCCTATAACAAGGCCGGGAACGGGATGAGCTGGCACGATCAGAATAAGGATTTGGCCTCCAAGGTTGGATGAGCCGATGCGGTGCGCCGGTGGCCGTTCAATCACCGGCACCTCAAGCAAGGAGTGACGCAATGCCGATCTATGGAGTGAAGGTGCGCGGAGACGAAAAGGAGCGCATCGTGCGCGCCTCCAGCGCGGCCAAGGCGCGGGATCACGTGGTGGAGGCCAAGGCCCTCAACACGGAGGAGCTCGCGGATGCCATCGGGAAGGACGCGGAGATCGAAACCGCGAGCGAGGGCGAGGCGGAGGCCGCTCCGGCGGCCGCCGGTGATCCCCCGGCGAGCGAGGATAAGCCCGCAACCGATCCGGCCACCAAGGCCAAGTGACAATCCGGCCCGGCGTGGAGCAATCCCGCCGGGCCTTTTCCGTGGAGATGACAATGAGCAATCGTCAATTCGTCGCCTGTAAATTCCGCCCCGGTGATCGCCGGTCCTACACCTATCATTGGGATGGCGAGCCGCTCGCGCCCGGCGATGAGGTGAAGGTGCCCGACAAGAGCGGCGAGGGCTGGAGCCGCGTGATCGTGGATAGCGTCTCTTGGGCCAATCCCACTTTCCCCACCAAACCGATCTTGGGCAAGGCGGAGCCGGTCCCGGCCCCCGCGCCCACCGATCTTTTCCCGGATGGAGCGGCGGAGCAATGAAAGCCGATGCCTTCTGGCAGAGGGTTGCCGTTGGAGCCCCCGATGTGTGCTGGCCTTGGTTGGCGTGCACATCGCGAGGATATGGCCGCCTAAAGGTCGCTGGAAAGATGATCTATGCACATCGCGTTGCGGCCGATCTTTCCGGCATCCCGATGCCAGAGGGCGCGGTGATTGATCACATTTGCCGCAATCGCGTGTGCTGCAATCCAGCTCACTTGAGGGCGGTGACGATCCGGCAAAACGTGCTTAAAAATCGCGCCGGGCTCGCCGCCGCCAATATCCGGAAAACCCATTGCCCGCGCGGGCACGAATACAATTCCAGAAATACGCGAATTGTCGGCACGCGGCGGCATTGCCGCGAGTGCAACCGCCTTCGCGAGCAAGAAAGGAGAAGCTGCAATGTCAACGAAAACAGAGCCCGGCCCCTTTGACGGCATGGCCAGGGCGGAGCCGGATGAGCCGGTTTTCACCCTCCGCGCGCACGATCCCCTCGCCCCCGGCCTTGTGCATGAGTGGGTTAGGCTCCGGCGCGAGGAGATCGGCCGCGCCCATGCCGCCGGTGAGATCAATGACGCCAAGCGCGAGCTGGAGCTAATCCAGTGCCGGGAGGCGGAGGAGATCGCGTGGAGCATGAAGGATTGGCGCACCGGCATGGCTCCCATCGTGGTGGAGGAGAAGGCGGAGAAACCGGCCGCCTATTCCGGCCACTCATCCAGTGAGGAGGAGCTCGCGGCCAAGGCGCGTTATGACGCGATCAAGGCGGCGGGATCACTCCTCAACAATGCGATTGCCGGGATCACCGATGCGGCCAATGATCACCTTGCGCCGCACGGCTTCCCGCATGAGCGCGCGGTGATCCTCACCGTGGCTGATCGGCTCAAGGCGGTGAGCTCGCACATCGCACCAAAGCGCGCCTCCTATGCCGTGGGGGAGGCGGTGCCGGAGCCCTTCCCGATCAAGGCCGCGCTTGTTTGCGTCAATGACGTGAGGGCGCACATGGAGGGCGGAGATGCCGATCCATCCCGACAATAAGGCGCGCTATCCCAAGGAGTGGCCAGCCATCTCCAAGCGCATCCGCTTTGATCGCGCGGGCGGCCGGTGCGAATGTGAGGGCGAGTGCGGCCACGATCATGGAGGGCGGTGCGATGCTCTCCATGGCGAGCCGCATCCCATCACCGGCTCCAAAGTGATCCTCACCACCGCCCACCGCAATCACACGCCGGAGGATTGCCGTGATGAGGTGCTCTTTGCGGCGTGTCAAAGATGCCACCTCGCCCATGATCGCGAGCACCACACGGCATCCAGGCGCGCGCGAGCGGAGAAGCGAAAGGAGGAGGAGTGCGAGCGTTCCCGCACCTTTCACGCGGTGATGGCCTTTACCGTTGAATGTGCAACCGGCCGCCGGATCAAGCGGCCCTATCCAGAAAGGAAACCGGCATGATCGCCATCCATATCCTCGCCCTCATGATCGGAGCTCTCCCGGTCTATTTCACCGCCACCGGCAAGCTACGTGGAGGCTATGTGGATCGCGCCACCGGCGAGCTCCGCGAGGGCGGCCCGGCGGCTGTTACTCCAGCCATCGCCGGACTCATCGTCATGGCCTCCGCACTTGGTGGCCTCCTCCAGTGATTGAGGTTGTCCCGCACGGCAATGGGTGGGTGTGGCGCTTCATTTGCGCGGCCGGGCGCGTACTGGCCTATTCGCTGGAGAGCTTCCCCACCGATCTTGAGGCGGCCGCGCACGCCTTGAGCGCATCGGCCAAGGCCGCCTCCCGCGCGATCCGGAGCTCCCGCGCTGCCAAGAGGAGCTTCACCCTCTCAAAGAGATCGGCCGCGCTTCGGATCGCCTCGCCAGTGTCAGGATAAGCCGGAGCCTCGCCAAGCCGCGCCACCGCCTCGCGGGCGCACTTGGGATCATCCACCGGCACTTTCACCTCTTGAATTTTGATAATGGGTTCCGGGATGTGCTGCGTAGTGGTGCACCCGGCCAAAAGGATCATTGCCGCAATTGATGATTTCCGCATTTGGTTATCGGCATGGTGGCCGCCTCCTCTGGAGAGAGGCCCATTATTCGCATCCGATACTTGAGAGTGCAAGGATGGATGCCAGTGCGCTCCGCCATCTCTGCCAAGGAGATGCGCTCGCCACGAAAGTCCACCCAATAGGTGACGCGCCGATTTCTTGCGTTTTGCCTGCGAGTGGCGAAGCGGCAATTACCGGGCGAATAATCACCGTCCACATCCTCACGATCAATCTCAAGGTCATCCGCGTAGCCGTTCGCCAGCGCCCACGCTGCGAAAGCCTCGAAGCTATCCCAAGCTATGGAGATGCCCCGCCCGCCATAGAGATGGAAGCTATCTGAATTGGGGTTGGTGCAACGCTGGAGCATGCCATCCCATACGCGCCGGAGGCGTTTGCCCCACATACCATGGGTGGTGCGAGTATCGGACGCCAGGCAACCACAGCTCCGCACCTGTCCGCTCCGCAAGAGCTTTGCTTGAGCGCGATGATGATTGCCGCAATCGCACAAGGTGCGCCACATAGAGCGCCCGCCGTGCGATCCATCCCTTTCGATTGCCACTAGGCGTCCAAAGCGTTGGCCTGCTATATCCGCTGCGATTGTCATGGCTACCTCACTAGCTTGATAATCAAGAGCCCGGCGGCGCTGCAACGCTTCCGGGCTCACATTTTATAGCCTAACGGCCGACACTATCCAAGATCAGGGCATCCGCATCCGCGCACACATCGCCGGTGCCCTTGGCCGCGAGGATGCGATCCGCTCCGGCGCGAGCCTTGGCGGCATTGGTGCCAGCAAGAGCCACGGCTCCCTCCAGCGCCTTGAGACGCCCGGCCAAGGCCGCCGTGGCGAGCTGCACCGCCTCATTTTGCCGCCGCGTGACCTCCTCCAGCGTGATCCGGTTGGCCCGGCATTGATTGAGATCATCGCGCGCGGCCTTGAGATCAGATTGCGCGGCGGTGAGCTGGCCTCGCACCTCGCGGATCGTGGCTCCGCTTGTGATCCAGACATAGGCCAGCGCGGCCGCGAGGAGGATTGAGAGGCCGCCGCCGATCATGGCGAGCACGCGATCCTTGAGGCCAAACATCATTCGCTCTCCTTGGTGGGGAGGGCCTCAACCGCCTTGGCGGCCCGGTCAATGGCATCGGAGCCACCGCCCTCCATATGGATGCCATCCTTGCCGATGGAAATCTTGCGGCGGTTGATGGCGAAGCCTTGCGCGAGGAGCACCGCGATCACGCCCACCAGCAAGAGGGTGAGGGCGCGGCCAAGGATGCGGATGCGGGCGGCCTCGCTTGCCACGGTCCAAGCATCGGAAAAGGAGATGATCCACACCACCCAGGCGGCAAAAACGGTGAGGGCCGCTCCCCCGGCGATGCCGGATGCGAGAGCGGCCCATGCGCGCCAATCGTGTGGCGGCCATTCGGGAAGGGTGATCTTGGGAAGCGCCATGCGCGCTCCATAGCCCATTTAGGCCCGGCGCTTCCAGCCTTTCCGCATGAACTCATTGAAGCCCGGATGATGATCCTCAATCCGGTGGTGGAGCTTGAGCGCGCGGCGAAACGCCCACACGGCCACGATGCTGGAGATGAGAACAAGAGCGAAAAGGATTTCAGGCATTGGAGCCTCCATCCGTGCCGATCCGCTTTCTCACGATGGTTTGCAGCGCATCCAAGAAGAAAGCGAAGCCAAGAGCGCCAAGCACCATGGAGAGGAGGATCACCCCCTCCATGGGCCATTCGCGGAGCCTTCCCACCAGCACGGAGATGGTGGCGAAGGCCGGGAGAGCGGAGAGCTCCGAAAGGATGAGCCACCTCCGCGTGCGTTGCCAGAGCTTGAAGGCTTCAACGTCGGCGGGAGGTTCCGGAGCCACTCCAAAAAGGAGCCACCCCAAGCGGGCACCACATAGAGCAAGGCCCCCCGCCAAGCTCAAAACCCACAAGAAGAAATCTTCCGCCTTCACGTTGCGCCCCCGTCAAGCCTCATTGGTGGAGATGGCCGCGCCGCCGCTGGAGCTCTCTCCGATGAGCGGCATCTTGGAGGCCCACCCCTTGGGAGCTCGCCATGCCAAAATCCGATCCATCCCAAGCCATGCGCGGCTCACTTCGTTGCCCTGATTTCCACCTAGCACCTCAACTAGGCCGCGCGCCTCATCCACCGCAATGGCAAAAGCTACATGCCCTTGCGTCCCCTTCTTGGTTCCCCTCCAGAATGAAAGCACCGCGCCATAGCGCCCGGTTGCATCCTCGCCCCATTCGCTCCAGTTGCGCGCGAGGTAGGGATTGGCGGGCACCTTCTCCTTGGGGAGCGCGAGCTTGATGGCCGTCTCCACGAAATCGCCGCACCATGGGAGCTTGGCAGGATCGCCCAGGGTGGCACCATCCTTGCGGAGCCACGCGCGGAGCGCCTCGCTATCCACCACCTCATGATGGCCGATCACCTTCTCCGCCTCCGTGATCCATGGAAGCTCCACGCCCACCGGCTTGGAGAAGGCATAGGCGGCCGTGCGCGTCTTGGGGCCTTCCACGCCATCAATCAGGCCGGGATCAAAGCCAGCGCCCTTGAGCACCCATTGGCGGATCGCCACCATCCGGCGCGAGTGCGGCCACGCGGCGAACGGCACTCCAGCCTCCTTGAGAGCCGCATCCACGGCCGCGCGCGAGCGAGGTCCAAAGATGCCATCCAACTCTCCGGAATAGTGCCCGGCGGCTTTGAGTGCGGATTGGATCGCAAGGGGATCAACCATCGGCTTTCTCCTCAAAATATTCTGGATCAAGGATTTCCGATCCATCGCAATCGTGCTCATCATGCTCATCTCCAGCGATCAAGAGCCGCCCGCAATCGGAGCACTCGCGGAGTTGATTGGGATCAATCTTTCCGGCGAACTTTTCGGAAATCATCATAGCGAAATTTTCCCCGATCTAACCGGCTTGGCCTCTTGCGCGGTCCACGTGCGGATGGCGCGTTGCACATCAAAATCCGGGCCGTAATCCCAACACACATAGAGCTCGCCGCCGGTTGGATCGCCGTCAACGTAGAGCCTCACGGTGGCAAGGAAATATCCCGGATTTGAGGAATTAACGGCGGTCCAATGCGCGGCCGCGATAGTCATCTCATCGCCACCGGCATCCGTCACCCTGAAACCCCACGGAGATGAAACGCGGAGGATGCGCGGAGTTGTCGCGCCATTGACGCGGATCACAACATCAATGGAATTGCGAGTGGTGTTGACGGTGGCCGATGAAACATAGGGATGCTGCGGGAGATCGGCCACGCTATAGACGAACTCCGCCACCGCATCGGCGGCCCGGCGGCCCGCCACCATGTAACCGAAATCATCCGGATGAACGGTGTCGCGCAATGCCACATCATAGGTTTCCCCAAGGGCAAAGCTATTTGCATCTCCAGCGATGAGGCTCAATTGCGCCTCACGGATCACTTGCATCCGGCCAAGGGCCGTGGAGGAAACGGAGGTGCGCCGCCCGATGGGCTGGACGCCAATCGGCAAGCTGGCATCTCCGCAAGCCGTCCGCAAACGGCTCCACGCATAGGCGGTGGCATCCTCATACATAGCCGCCGTGAAATTGGCGTTGGGATTTTCCGGGCTGTCAACAAAGGAGCTTGATTGCTGCCCCTGATCCCAAAGGATGAAGGCGATGGCCGGTTGAGTGAGATCGCCGCCCATTGCTGTTATTTCAGCGATGGCCGCCGTGAGATTAGGCCCATCGGCCGGGCTCTCCGGATCGGTCATATCCACCCAATAATTATTGGGTGAGGCCGGGTCAACGTCTCGCTCGCAAATGCCGGAGCCGCCATAGGCCGCATCAATGCCATAAACCGATGCCGGGCCTCCCACATCATCCAGCCGCTCCATGAACGCGCCGAATGCCCCGCCCCGGCCGAAGCCCTGATCCATGAGCGATTGCCCAGCGAAAACAAAAGAAGCCGCGCGGACAATAGGCGAATACTCTCCCTCCGCGAGCGAGGAGAGTGTGTTGGCGTTGAGCGATGCAACATTGGTGACAATGAATTGCGTGGAATCGATGCGCTCAAACGTGACGCGCAGGCCGGTTGGAAGCACGAGGAAGCGCTCGCCAAAGTCAAGCCAGGTTGATCCGTAACCAGCATCAAGGATCACACGGCCGTCATGAGCCTCAGCGCGGTGCGCAATGCGGAAAGGCCGGTTGAGCGGAAGGTGCCCGCAATCAATCTCGCGGGTTTGCCCGGCACCCGTATCAACCCAAATCAACTGCCTCCATTTGTCAACGCGCGGCGAGTAAACACCGGCCCCCGAAATCGCCACATATTCCTCCGGCAAGATCGCAGCATCTTTCGGATAAACAGGCGTCTTGTATTCAGGCACGGCGTAAACGGAGGAGGCCTCCTCATCCAAGGTAGAGGAAAGGCCAAGAGCCATTGCGCTTGTCATGGTCTGCGCATCAAGGCCCCATCCGTTGGCGGTGGGATAGACGCCGCCACCGCGAATATAGCGCGCGAAACTGTCGCCCGATGTAGAATGCCCGAAAACCTCCGCCACGTTTCCGTAGGCGGCTGGCACGGTGCCTGCATTCTCCAAATCCGTGCGGGTTTGGGCGCGAAAAGAAGCCTGCACACGCTCCGACACTTCACCGAAATCAGCATATGCCCCAATCGTGAGAGAGATCGGATAGGCATTCTGCCCAGAGATGCCGATGCTTTGCGTGCCGGATGGTAGCACCAATGCAATATTGGTGTGGGTCGCGTTGTCGCCCAAAACCTGATAGCCGAGAAAGGTTCCGGCTGCTCCCGGCCCGTCAAAATAGGCGGCAAGGCAAGTGCCGGAGCCGCCAAGGTGTCCGGACGCCTTGAAGCCGATTTCGTTACCCACAACATCATAGGTGATCGTTTTATAGCCCGCATTGACGGTGAGCACGCCGGTGGTGCGCGAGTAATATCCGCCAGTCACCGGAGCCACGTCCGTTTCAGAATAGACGGTGATCGCATCCACCACGCCGGTGCCGATCAGGTTCTCAACAAGATCGGAGAGCGCATCCGTCTTTGTCCACGATCCGGCTCCAGACACGCCCACCTTCACATAAAGATCATTATTTGTGGCCGTCACATCGCTATAGACGAGCCCCACCGTGTCAGCCGCATGGGCGAGATCGGCCTCAAGCTCCGCGCGGCTTCCATAGGCAACGCCCACAAGCGCCCCCAAGCCGACATTCGCCAAAGCCGTTTCAATCATGCCGCCAATAGCGCGCACCTGCGCTTTCACCACATCGTGCGGGCCGCTGGAGGCCACTCCATCGGTTTCAAAATCCCGAAACGCATTGTCGAATTGATCAGCAATCGCGCCCATGATGAGCCCCTTTCTCTAAAATTACTGCACCACGTAGCGGAAAAATGCGGTGTAGTCGCGAGCGGAGGTGCTTCCCGCATTGATGCGAACTTGCGCCGTATCATTTGCGGTGTTTCCAATGATCGCTCCGCCACTGATCGCACCGCTGATATAGGCCACGGCATTGCCGGAGAGATCGGAGGTGGCTGCAAGATTGGAGGCCACCGGCAAGGAGAGCTGAAACATAGTGTCGCCGCTCGCCGTGGCATCCGCATTGAAGGTGAAGGCCACCCACACGTCATTGCCGATGCGAATATAACGGCCGCCCGAAATTGTCGGATTGCTATCAAGGTTTGAGGTGTTTGAGACGGTTGGAGCATAGGCCCCCGTGGAAACGTCCGGCATCGCCTCAAGCGCGGCAATGGCCGCATAAAGCTCCGTGAAATTGTCATTGATCTTGTCAAAGGCCGTCCGGAGCGGATCGCCCGTCCCGTCATTCGCACTTGAGCCGATGCCAATAATTTGTTGTGCCATCATGAACTCCTATCCGGCATCCGCCGTTATTGTGGCATTGTCTGCCCTAAGCGCCGTGGTGTCGGCAAGATAAACACCAGCCGTTAAGGCGATTGTCTCCGTTGCGCTCCAGGCGCTTGGCCTCCCGCTCACGGTGATGTGGCGCGCTCGCACCTCATAGGTGCTCCCGGTTGAGATGATGCCGGTTGTGGCGATCCGATCATCTTGGGAAACGATCATCTCTTGCCATTCGCTATCGCCAGAGGCGCGATATTGCACTTGAGCTGTCAATCCGGTGCGAATTGGAGCATCCCATGTTGCACGGATGCCAATGCCACTCGCGCCACCAAGTGCCACATCCACCGGCGAAAGCGTTAGATTGGCAACCTCCTCAATCACGATGGCCACGGATGTTGATGGCACATCGCCGGGCGGATCGCCCTCCTCCTCCGCCGCGTCAAAGCTAAAATCCTCCTCCTTGGCCTCCAGCAAGCCGATGGAGACATTCAGCCGCGCCGGATCAATCTTGATCGAAGTCACCTCAAAGGAGAGGGCCGTGATGCCGAGCTCCGAAATCGTCACCGTGATGAAACGCTCGCCAATGGCGTTGAGGCCATAGAGGTTGGTGGTGATCGTGAGCGCCCACCGCTCGCCCAGGTGCTTGAGGATGCGCTTGCCGATCCGCTGCGCTTGATTGTGATCCGGGCAGAAATAACAATCGAAGCGCGAAACCTCGCCCCGGCCCAAGGCCAGCCTGGCGGGCACATCCACCAATGGAGCGGCCTCCGTTTCGGTGTAGTCAAAGCGCGGCTCCATGTAGATCACGCGCACCTCATTGGCGCGATCTTGAGCATCGGTGCCAAGGCTCGCGGTGCATCCAATGATGTGCTTTTCCGGGATGTGCACGGTGGGAGCGATCCACCGGCCGCACCGGATATTGGCGAGGCCATCGGCATCCTGAAACATGAAGCCATCACCGGCTTTGAGGAACTCCTTGACCACCGCCCGGCGCTCATCCTCCGCCATCTTGTAGGAGCCCGCCACCCTCCAGCGTTTCACTGTGCGAGCGTCAACAGTGGTGAGCGTCTCATCGCACACATCAGCCTCTTGCGCGATGTTTACCCAATTGATCGCATCATAGCCCATTCCGTAGCCATCGCGATGAGCGAGGTAATCACCAAAGCACAGAGCCCAATTGTCAGAATATTCCCAAGTTGATGGCGAGCCGATCCGGTGGGAGCCGGAGCCCATGATTGGATCACCGTCCACATCGGTGCCGATCACGGCCGTGCTATCCTTGCGCGGATCATAAACAAGCGTGCTCTCAATTGTGAGGAGAGGCTCCGGCTCGCGGCTTCCCTCGTAAATGTCGGAGAAAATCTCCGATGGCACGCCTCGCGCGATCACAAGAACCGATGAGCATCCGCGTTGCCGGTGGTCTGTTGTCCATTGCGGGAAAACGCTGGTGAGCTGGCTATGCGCCGTTTGATCATCAGCTCCCATCTTTACGTGGAGGCTCAAGGGATATTGCGTCCCGAATATGTTTTTGTTGTAAGTCTTGGAGGTTACGCGGCCGGAGCCGTCCACCGGCACCACCTTGCCATAAAGCACATACTCAATCACCGCGCTTATCCGGCCATGGCCGGTTGTCGCTAGTGCATAGAGCGTTCCATTGGAGCTTTCATAGAACGTGAGCTGGCCACCCACCCGCACCTTGCCATAATGGCGGATGCGCGAGCCCACGTTGACGCGGATCACCCGTTGGCCATCGGAGGGCTTGCCCACGCCTACACCGCCAAAGATTTGCATCGCAATATAGTTGAGGCCCACCGTCACCGCGAGAGCGATCACCGCCGTGGCAATGGCGGCGGCCGTGCCGGTCAATCCAATGGCGGTGACAATTGCGGCGGCGATGGCTTGAGGCATCCGTGAAAGCTCCAGGCCGCAACGTGCGGCGCAGCCACGGTTAGCACACGGTGAGGCCCTTTCGCCATCCACTTGGAGCCAAGCGAGATCGCGCACGTGAGGCCCATGCCCGGCAAATCCACCACGGCCACATCTCCGCGCGCCGGATCGGGCACCTCTTTCCAACCGATGGAGAGCATAAGCCGCCGGGCATATTGCTCAAGGCCGCCCTCGTGCTGGAGGAGCTCCACCATGGCCTTGCGCGAGGTGTGATCCGGGAGAGGTTCCGGATCGCGGCCGGAGATCGCGTTGGCATAGCGCCACACCTCCAGCCCGCACGGATAAGGATCGCAACCGGAGCCCGCCCACTCGCGGATTGTGCGCGCGAGGATCGCCTCGCCTTCCGGTGTCAGAAATCCGGCCACGTGACGATCTTGTTAACCAGGCCCGGCACAAACTCAAATCCGCGATCACCGGCAAAGCGGCTCTTTTGATCGGCATCGGTGTATTGCGAGAAGGCCGGGCGAGAGCGGAGGGCAAAGAGGCTCTCCGCGCTCACGGTGATCTTGCGGGTGGTGGGGCCTTGGAGCTCAAAGCGAGGCGTTTGCATCCGCCCGGCCCAAATCGCATAGGGCTCATCAAAGAGCTCAAGCGGGCGATCATCCTCAAAATTGTGGAACTGGAGGAGCACTTTCACTAGCCGATCCCGGCCCTCATCCGCCCACTCATCGCGCGCAAGGCTCACAATTTCGGAGTTGATGCCGGAGAGGATGAAGGTGGTTTCCGGTGCCTCGCCATTCACCGCTTGCTCAAGGCCGGAGATGCTGCCGAGCTGGCCAAGGCCATACCAATCATGCCCCCCGGCCGTGATCTTGCCGGAGCCGGTCCAAATGCGCATGGGTTGCGTGGTGAAGTCCAAGAGCACCAAGAAGCTCGCGCGCACCGTGCGGCCGCCAAGCGCCGCCTTGATCGTTTCGGGAAAGAGGCTCACGCGCCGCCCTCCAGCAAGGAGAGCTCATCCGGGAGGATTTCCACCAGCTCCAGAGAGGGCGCTCCGATGATGCCGCGCTCAAGGGCGAGCTCGCCCCCCTGATCATCCACCAGGCGCATGAGGAGGCGCGGCCGGAGCCGGAATTGCGCGGCGGTGTGATCTTGCCGGAGGCCCGGTTGAAAGCGGATCGTGGCCACGCTCCCGGCCCATTGCACGGAGGTGGAGAGATAGGTTTCCTCCTCCACTCCGAAATAGAGGCCGCCATCAAAGATTGGGCCATAGGCTCCGAAATCCACGGTGAGCACCTTGGCTCCCTTGAGGCCGGTGGCGGTGATCCCATCCACATCGGTGGTGAGATACTCGCTCCCATCGGAGAGTGGCGTGCCGTCGCTATGCGGCACCGATGCGATCCCGATCACCGCATCCGATGGCCAGAATTGCGGATCAAACACCGGCACGCGGAGGGCATTGGCGCGGCCCTCCAGCGAGGCCACCATCGCGCGATAGGCCGGGATGAGGTGCCGCTTGAGATTGTTGAACTCCAGCGAGAAGGCCCACCGCGTGGCGAGCGATCCGGCCACTTGCTCAAAGCCGGTGATGCTCTCCCCGGCGGATCGCGTCTTGTTGATCAGCCGGAGATTGATGATGCGAGGTGAGAGCCCGGTGGGCCATTCAATGATCATGCGCGCCTCTTGAAGCTGTTATCCACCCGATCGCCCACAACGCGATCATATTGGCCGATCCCCTCTTGCACGCCTTGGCGCACCATCTCCATGATTTCCTGATTTCCGCGCGCGCCGTTTACCGTCACCGCGATCCGGCCGATGCCTCCGGAGGAGCCGCCAAGCGCGGCCATGGCATCGCTCCGCGAGAGCACGCGGCCGGTTTGCGAGGGCACGAATTTCTCACCCGCGCCCACGGTATAAGCCCGGCCAGGCACCACCGGCCCACCCACCGCGCGGCCGGAGATCACGGAGGAGAAAAGCCCGCCAAGGAAACCGCCAAGGCCGCCCTCGCCAAAGATGGAGGTTTCCAGCGATTTGAGGGCATCGGTGATCGTGCGCTCAAAGAAGCGGGAGAGCATATCGCGCGCCACATCCTTGAGGCTTCCACGGCCGGTGAGCACATCGCGGAGCGCGCCCATGATGCCATCCCCCAGGCGTTCGCCAAAGTCTTGGAGCGCGAGCTCCGCCTCCGTGGCGATGCGCGGGAGCGGCCCAAGCACGGCCGATAGATCGCCAAGCGCCACGGTGAGAGGTTCAACCTCCAAAGCCGTGATCGCGATAGGCGGTGCAATCTGGCCTTGCACATCCCGCCTCTCCGCATCCAGCTTGCCGCGAGCCGCATCATAGGTGGCCGCGTCAATCTGGCCAGCCGCGCGCGCCGCATCCAGCGTGGCCATATCCGCGAGCACGCTCCGGAGCTGCGCTTGGAGCGGAAAGAGACGATCCAGCACGCCGGAAACATCGCCCGCGAGATTGCGGAAAGCCTCGCGCGTGGAGGTGGTGGCGGCCCTCGCCGGGTCCACCATGAGCGATTGAAGCCGGGCCATATTCTGCCCGATTTCGTCCACCATATCCGGGATATAGGAGTGCCCCACCACCGCATCATAGAGGCCGAAAAACCAGCCTTTCACGGTTTCGATCTTGGCTTTGACGCCATCCCAAATCGCGTTGAGCCGATCCCAAACCCACGTTTTCACGCCATCATAGAGCGCCTTCATCGCGGCGGTTGCGCCCGGCGCGAGGCTATTGATCACGTTGAGGAGCGTGGTGACAACGCCGGAAACCAGCGCCTTGGTGGCCTCCCATGCTCCAGCCCAATCGCCGGTGAGCACCGCCACCACCAGCTTGATCGCGTTCACAATCGTGGTGAAGGCACCGGAGATCAAATCCACGGCCGCCGAGATGATGCGGATGAGCGCCTCGCCCATCACGGAGGTGTAAGCCGCGCCGAACTCTCCCAGGATCGCGATCACCATCCGGATCGCGCCACCGAAAGGCCCTTGCCACAATGAAGTGAGGCCGCCCTTTACCGTCTCCACCAACGCCATGAGCTTAGGCCCAAGCACCTCTTGCACCTTGCTCCAGAGATCGGAGAGCACCGGGCCGATCTTGTCGCCAAAGAGCATCCAGGCGGCCACCAGCCCGGCCACCACGGCGGTGACGGGGAGCACGGCCGCACCAAGGGCCGCAAAGGCCCCTCCGGCTCCGGCGGTGCCCAAAAGCGGGATGAGCGCCCCGGCGGCCGTCACCAGCCCGCCAATCACGGTGATGATCGGCCCAAGCGCGGCGGCCGCCGCCATGGAGCCCACGATGAAGGTTTGCACCCCCGGATCAAGTTGATTGAAGCCGGTGAGGAGATCGCTCACCATTCCGATCAATGGCGTGAGCGCCGGGATGAGCATCGTGCCCACCGTGATGGAGAGCTCCTCATAGGCGGATTGGCTCGCACGGATGCGGTTGGCCGTGCTGTCGGCCGTCCGCATCACGTCGCCATCCGCTTGCTTGAGCTGCTCGCGGATCAGCGCGGCGCGGCCCAAAATCTTTTGCTGATCCGTGAATTTCCCATTTACCTTGGCGATGCCCATCTCAAGGAGCTTGGCCTCAATGGCCGCATCATTGAGAAACACGCCCACGGCGCGGAGCGGCTCCGCCTCGCCGGTGAGGCCGGAAAAGAGCTTTTGTTGAGCCACCTCATTGGAGAGGTTTTTGAAGCTCGCGAGGTCTTGCGTGAGCACGGCAAATTGCTTGCTCATCTCCGCCGCTTGGCGCGGATCAAGGGCCTTGCCAAAGAGCTCTTGAAAGGCGAGCGCGCCGCGCTGCATCTCTTGGGTGGAGCGGCCCATGGCGTTGCCGGTGGTTTCCGCCCACTTATTCACATCGGCGGCCATATCGCCAAACACCACGTTGAACGCGGATTGCATCTCCTCCGCGTCAATGGCCGCTTGGGCCGCGTGCTTGCCGAAAAGAACAAGGGGAGCGGTGACGGCACCCGTCATCACCGCTCCGGCCTTCATCATATTGGTGCCGGTTTGCTGCCAACTCTTGCCCACGTCCGCAAAGGAACGCTTCATGTCATCGGCGGCCTTGTCCACCTCGCCGGTGGCGCTTTGCAGCTCCGATCCAAAGCCGGAGAGGTCCACACCCACCGACACAAAGAGCTTTTCAAGTAGGGTGCCGATCATTGGTCCGGATGCTCCTCCATCAAGGCCGCGAGATCGTCTTTGGTGAAGGGCTCCGCCGCCTCATCGGCACCGATGCTCTCCATGTATCCATCAACGGCCGCGAGCCACTCCTTGACGCTATATCGCCAAAAGGTGGCGGGAGCCATCCGGAGGTGGCCGAGCGCGAGCTCCATCCACCTCCGCCAGGGTGTGGGAGGGTCTAGCCCTTCTTGGCCGCCGCCGCTCGCCGCTCCGCGCGGTTTCCTGCGGATGCGTTTCCCTCCCCATCCTCATTGGAGGCGTTCATGGCGGCCATGGCCTCGCGGATCGCGCCGGGCGTCACCTTCCACCGGCGGATTTCATCAATCGAATATTTGCCATCCTGATCACCGCCCATCATGAGCGCATGGATCACCGTGGCCATGTTCTTGGAGGAGGGATTTTCGCCCACCTTCATCACCGCCTCTTGGAGGTTCTCCACGGAGAAGGCATCCTCCAGCGCCGCCATTCCGGCCATCGTGAGGCAAAGCGTCACCTCACCCACATCCGGCACATTGATCACGGTTTCGCCGCGTGCACGATTTGCCATTGTCAGAGCTCCACAAAAGAAAAGGGCGCGAGGCCCAATTGCCCCGCGCCCCTGTCATAGCGGTTGATGGTGCGAGCGGCTAGAGCGCCACGCCGGATGGGTTGATCGCAACCTTGAGCACGGTGGTGCTGGAGGCGATCCCGATCACGGTGGGATATTCGCCCGCGCCAAGATCGGCCACCGGGCAAATGCCGCCCGGCGTATCGGAGAGGTAATAGGCCACACCGGCGGTGAGAGCCGCGCCGATGGTGATAGGCCCCTCCGTGAGCACCGCGAGAGGCTGGCCATCGGAGGCACCGTTGAGCGCAATCCCGCCCGGCGTGCGAACGGCGGCCGTCGCGCTGTTATTGTCCGCGAGCTTCCACTTGCCATTAGCGGTGTCGAGATAGACGGCTTGCCCGGCGGTGACGGTGGCACCGGCCACACCGCGAGAGACGGCGGCACCGGCTCCGGCGATCACATTGGCGGCGGTGATGGTGAGATCGGCCATTGACGTGCTCCCGATTAGGCGGCGGTGAAGGTGAGCACCCCGGCGCCCTCAAAGCTCATGGAGAATTGAGCCTCGCCGTTATACTCGCCGGAATACTCCAGCGAGGTGATGTCGAAAGGCCCTTCAAAGGTGCCGAAATCCGGGATCACGAATTGATAATCCGCGATCACATCGGTGAGGAAATTCGTCTTGATCAGCGCCTCATTGGTGCTGTCCTTGAAAACGCCGGAGCCGGAGATGGAGCACGTTTTCACGCCCGCGCCGGAGAGGAGCTCGCGCCACTGATCCGTGCTATCGCTGTCGGTAACGTCCACCGTTTCCTTGTTGAGCGAGATGCTCTTGCTCCGCATCCCGCCGATGGTGCCAAAGGTGCCCGCACCGTTGGTGTCCACCTTGATGAGGATTGCCTTGCCCTTTTGCGCCGCCATCTCAAATTTCCTCCGTCACCGCCCGAAACTGGATCACACCGTGAAAGGCTTGGCCATCGGGATCGCGGAGCCTGTCACTGAATTGGTAGCGTATATTCACAAGGCGGTGGCCGGTCAATGAAACGCTCCAATCGCGGAAAATCTGCTCTAGTCGGTAGAGGATCGCGCCCACCTCTTTCTTGCCCTCATAGGCGCTCCAGACGTGGAGCATGAGGGTGTGCTCATGGCCAAAGCCATCATCGGTTTCCGTGGGTGTCACATCCCACTCCGCCGTGCCAGGCTCATCGTGGGCGATGTAGGGCATGGGCGCGTTTTCCGGCACAAGGTCATAGAGCGCCACCGGATCGCCCATCAAAGCCTTGAGCGTGGCATCGGAGAGGATCGCGGCGCGCATCGCCTTTTGGAGCTCAAATCCCGGATCGCTCATTTGCTCAACCTCGCTTGGATCGCGGCCTTGATCACCCGCGCGATCTTGCTCCGCCACTCCTCAACCGTGGGGAGGAGGAACGGCCGCTTTGCCATGAGCCGGGTGCCATACTCAAGGAAAGCCGCATAGAATTTGGCAAAGCCGATGCTCACCTCAAGCGCGGGCTCATCCAGCTCATGGAAACCGGAATTGACAAGGCCGCCGGTGTCAGTTGCCGGGCTCTCGCCGGGAGCTGATGCTTGGTGAGTGCGGCGCGGTCCATATTTCTCATAGACGCGGCCGCTCGCCGGGCCTTTCTGGATGCGGCGCTTGGCGGAGTTGAGCATGGCCAGGCCCACCGCGTTGAGCCCATCAATCGCACCGGCGCGCACCTTGGGCTCCACGGCCGCAAAGCCGCCATCAATCTCCTCGCGGCGCACCCGCACGGTGATGGGATTTCTCATAGGTTTCCGCCTTGCCGGAGGGTGAGCTCCATGAACTCGCCCGGCCGCCCATCGGGATCGGCATCAACGGCCGTCACCACATAGAGCGCGAGGCCATCGGGCGCGGCCGTGCTGGCCACCTCCGGCTCCGCCGCACCGGCGTTGAGCCAATAGATCGTGGAGCCTTGATCCACATCATCGCGGTGGCGGATGAGCGCCTTGTGGGTCACTCGCTCTTGGAGCTGCGAATAGGTGTTGGCCTCCAGCGCGCCCACCGTCGCGATCCGGCCCCACACGGTGCCGATCACCGCATCCGCGCGCTCATAGCCGCCGCCATCATCGGGCACGCGCACCACGCCCATGATGGTGAGCCGGTGGCGCATCCGGCCGAGGTTGCGGCGCGCGCTCATAGCTTAGCCATCCGGAACTTGGATAGGATGCGCCCGGCTTGCATCGGCACCTTTTGCGGGCCGTCAAGGCTCACAAGCTCCCGGTTTTCATACCAGTGCGCGGCAATCTGGAGGATCGCCATGCACAAGGCATTGGGCACCGCCGCCGCATTGGCGTGCCCGGCCACGTAGCGGATCACGATCCCGGCCGCCGCGCGGGTTGGGATCGGCCACACCGCCCCATCATTCAGGGCGAGGCGGCCCGGCCGCGCGCCGGTGTCTGCAAAATAGTTTCCGGCTTCCCACGTGGCCGGGTTGCCGCCGGTGTCATAGGTTTTCACGGAGGTGATGGAAATCAGCGGCGCGCGAGGGAGCTCAACATAGCGAGGAGCGCGGCCAAGGATCGCACCATCTTGCACGCCATCCCACCATCCCAAGCCGTCACCGCGCCAAGGCCACGCATCAAGCGTGAGCTCGCGCGTTTGGCTCACCATGATCAAGCCGGTGGCCTCCTCCACATACTCCCGCGCGGCCTTGATCAGGCGGGTGAGCACACTATCGGCATCGGCCGGATCGCGGAGATAGGAGCGGAGCTCCGCCACGCTCACCGGCTCCTCCGCCGGTCCCGTAATCATCACATCACCCATCGCGTGCCTCCTTGCTCGCGCGTTCATATCCCAAAGCCGGAAACCGGGCAAAGAAAAGGGCCGGAGGTTTATTTCCGCCAGTCTTTGGAAAGGTAGGTTTTGAGGCGGTGGCAATTCGCGCAAAGCGTCTGGAGGTTGCCGGGATCGTTGTTGGCATTGTCGCCATCAATGTGATCCACATCAAGCTGACATTCGTGCTCCGGCACAAATCCGCACTTCTCGCATTTGTCTCCACGATGAGCGAGATAGGGCCGCTCTTTCAAAGCGAGGCGCTTGCGCTCGCCGGGATAGTAGCGGCGCTTTCGGCATGATCCACAAATCCTCTTGCGGGGCTTTCCGGGTCCATTGCTCGCCCGCTTGTTCTTTCCGCAATCGGCACAGAGATCATCACACATCACGGCATCATAAGAAAAAGGCCGGGAGGAACAATCCCCCCGGCCCCTGCCCATTCTCGCCCTTTTCGGTTTCCATGCCCTACGGAGCGGCTCCCCGAATTAGAGCCGTGGCAATCAGGGCGAGCCCACCTTCCCTTTACCCAGGCCGGGCAACGCGGGAGGAGCGAGCCGCCCCGATCACGTTACGCCGGAGGATTGGGTGCGGGCTGATCCTGCGGAGTGGTGAGCCACACCGCCGCGAGGAGGGCCGCGCTCGCGTTGTTCGCGGGCGTGATCGTCGCGCGGATGTAGCGCGAGGAGCCCTTGTAACCGAGCTTGCGGCACTCGTTATCATCATCGAACTGGAAGCCCGCGAGGGCCTCCGTGCCGATGAGATCGGCATCCGCCACCGCCGTTGCGCCGGTCATATCGGAGGCATCGCTCTCCTCCAGCAGCACGGTGAAGGTGGCATCGGCATCCGCGATGGAGCCGGTGGCGATCACCAAGCACGCGGCAATCTGCCCACGCATATCCAGAATTTGCGAAACCGCCGCCGTATTGTCGGCAACCGAAACCGGGGAAATCGCGCGCTTCATGGCGATCCGGTTCATGAGATCAAACATCATAATCGTTGCCCTTTCGTGGCCGAATTGTGGGAGCTGGAGCGCGCCCCCTAAAGGTGGGAGGGAGAGGCAAGCCCTCCCCCCCGGCTCCGCTTAGGCTTCCATCTTGAGAAGCTTGATCGCCTCCGCCATCCGGATTCCGCCGCCCACGCGCTTGGTGGTGTAAAACAGGATGAACGGCTTGGCGGTGAAGGGATCGCGGAGGATGCGGGTGCCGAAGCGATCCACGATCTGATAGCCACGATTGAAATCACCGAACGCCACCGGGAAGGCGTTGGCGGCCACATCGGGCATATCCTCCGCCTCCACCACCGGATAGCCAAGGAGGGTGGAAGGCTGGCCCGCCACCGTCGATTGCTGCCAGAACGCCCGGCCATCCGCATCGCGGAACTTGCGCACCTTGCCCACCGTGGAGCGGTTCATGACAAACCGCGCGTTGGAGCGATAGGCCGTCTTGAGCGCGGTGATCAGGTCAATGAGGTTGTTTTCCTCATCGCCATCGGCAACCGAAAGGAAATCGGCCGCCGCCCCGGTTTTCACATAGCCCGGCGCACCACCGGCCTCCGTGAAACCGGAATTGATCACCGGCGTATAGCCGCCGATGAAGCCGCGAGGCTTGGCCACGCCATCGCCCATGACGAAGGCCGCGCCTTCCTGCTCCGCGAACTCGATTTGCACCTCATCCGCGAGCCAGGCTTCCACGTCAAACGCGGCATCATCCAGCAAGGTTTGCGTGGCGGCCGGCATGGCATAGAGCTCCATCACCGGATAGGTGCGCTCACGGAGGCTCGCGGTGTCAGTCTGCGGCCGCGCCTCCGTTTCACCCACCCACCCGGAGCCGGTGCCGCCCACGTTGATGAGGCGTTTCACGGCGGAGCTGGAGGTGGTGATCACGTTGGCGATGGCCCGGATCGGGCTCACCTCGCTCACCACGCGCGAGATATTGCGATCCATCTCCGGCGTGATCATGTAGCCGCCATCCGGATCGGTCCCGGCCGAAAGAGCCTTGAGCTCATCCACCTCATAGCCGGTGGCATCGCCCTTGCGGATGAACTTGAGGGCGGCCTCGCGGTGCTTGAGCTCCGCCTCCGTCATCTCGCGCTTGATGCCATCCGCGCCGGTGGTTTCCGGACGGCGATCCTTGAGGCGGAGCGCATCCAGCTTCTTGCCCATATCGGTGAGCGCGCTATCCAGCTTGCCCACCCGTTCGGTGAGAACGGGATCGGACGCGCCCTTTTCCTTGAGGGCCTTGAGCTCCGCATCAACCGCCTCGCGATGCTCCTTGGCTGTGGTCTGGAGCTCCGTGAGAGCCGCCTTGATTTCGGCGGTGCCAGCGCCGGGATTATCCCCGCCGCCATCCTTGCGCTCCAGTGCCGGGCCGGTGATGCCGTGGGCGCGGAGGGCGTCAATCGAATGCTTCATTTTGCCATTCCCTTCATATTGGCGGATGCTTCGCGGATCATTTCCGCAATCGTTTTGCCACTCTCACCGCCCTCCCGGCGTGATCCGAGCCGCTTTGTTGCGCCCTCAAAGCCGTGGATTGCCACAAGCTTTGCGAACGCGCCAGGCGCACCTCCCTCACGGAGTATGCGCTCAACATCGGTGATGGTGAGATCGTTCTTCACCGCGTCAACGGTGGCCATCTCATTCATCGGAAAGGTGACGATAGAGCCTTCCCAAAGATCAAGATCAAGGAGCTTTCGCACCCCTTGCTCCTCATCCCATTGGGCCTTGATCGTGCGATAGCCGATGCTCATGGCATCAAGCGCGCCCTCGCGCATGAGGGCGAGGGTTTCGGTGGCGAGCTGGACGGTGCCCGCAAAGAGCTTGCCGCGCACCTTGAGGCCGCGATCATCCTCATCCATGGAGAGCCACTTGCCGATCACCTTGCGGGTGTCGTGATCGCGGAGGAGCTTGATGGAGGAGAGCTTGCGCTCCTTGAGCGTGCGGCGGAACGCACCGGGCATCACCATATCCATGCCGCGATCCACGTTGCCGAAGGTGGAGAGATAGCCCTCGAATTCGCCATCCTCCGCCACCGCCTTGAGATCAAGCGGCACCGCTCCGGCCTTGGTGTCCACCGCCGGATCGCTCTTGAGCTGGAATTTGGTGCCGTTCATTCGCCTGCCTCGCACTAGAAAACCGTGAGGCGATATAGCGGCAAATGGCGCTCATCGGCAAGCGCGGAGGATTTCCTCCATGATCTGGATGCGATGGCCGATCCACGCCATCACCGGCACGGCCATGGAGTTGCCGAGCATCTTATAGCGCGGCCCATCGCTCATCATGCCGTTGCGGTAGGGAGTGAGCGTGTAATCATCGGGGAAACCTTGGAGCCGCTCGCACTCGCGCGGGGTGAGGCGGCGGACCTTAAGTCCTGACGGTGTACTAACACCTGCAACGTTCTGCTCTATCGACATCTGTTCGTTGCCGGTTAAAAATCCAGCGCCAGTAGCAC